AAGAAGGAGACGGCGGACTTTTCTGTCATCACGACGTGGGGTGTGTTTCAGCCGAGCATGGATGACGGGCCTAATATTATTTTGATGGGTGTCAAGAAGGGTCGGTGGGATTTCCCTGAACTCAAGCGCATTGCGATGGAGGAGTACAGGTATTGGCAGCCTGACAATGTGCTGATTGAGGCGAAGGCAACGGGTACTACTTTGCAGCAGGAGTTGAGAAGGGTGGGGATTCCTGTGACGATGTACTCGCCAGGCGGCAGGCGCACGGGTCAGGACAAGGTATCGCGGGCAAACTCCATTGCGCCGATTTTCGAGTCGGGGATGGTGTGGGCGCCGAGCACGCAGTGGGCGGAGGAGTTGATTGAGGAGTGCGCGGCCTTTCCCAATGGCGACCATGACGACCAAGTGGACAGTACGATTCAGGCTATGATGCGGTTTAGGTCGGGGAATTTTATTTCTTTGGACTCCGATGAGGTCTGGGGGGATAGTTCTGAGCAAGGGGTTGTACATGAGTACTATTGAGGGATACAATCAGGCAGGCGTGTAACAGCACGCACTATTCGCATGGGTGCGATAAGGACTTTTTATGGCAACAGCAGCAGAGATTAGCGCGCTATATGACGAGATGCTGGGCAGAGCACCTGGAGACACGGGGCTTGAATACTGGCTGAGCACGGGCGATTCGCTGGACAAGATCAGAAATGACATTGCCTTGTCGCAAGAATATGCTAATCGCCAAGCTGCATTGCAGGCGGCATCTGGGACAGGTGGGACAGGTGGGACAGGTGGAACAGGCGGGACGACAACGGGCCCGACAACAGGAACGACAGGCGGGACGACAACACCTACCGTCTCTGGGCCCACTGCTGAACAAATTACAAGTATCTACACCACGATGCTGGGCCGTGCTCCTGACGCCAATGGCCTTGAGTATTGGTTAAGTACTGGAGATCCGCTTACCTCAATCGCAGGCAACATTGCCTTATCTGATGAATATCAGACGCGGCTCAACGAACTTTCTACTATCTCTGCTGCAGACCAGCTCAAGAAGTTTAGTATGCTCAAGCAGGCGCAGCAGTATAGTGACCTGTTAAAAGGTGAGAACCAAGACATGACCCGTGGTCAGAGCTTCTTGCCTGACATGCCAGATACTATGGCACCCCCACAGCTTCCTTCTTTTTACGGCGCACAGAGTCCTGTTGAATTGTTCCAAAACGCAATGTCCAAGACAATGCCAACGGCTGCAACAAACTTCAGTATGCCGACCATTTCCTCTGTTCCAGACTGGACACGGGCAAGTGCTCCGACACAAAACCCGTTTACAAACAGGTCGATTCAGGAAGATCCTTACGGCACGATGTCCAAGAAGCCTGGAATGTTTGCTGAAGGCGGGATGGTCAATAACTTTGGTCAGGACATGACGAACCCGTTTACCCTTGATCAGCCGTTCGCGGACCAAGGTCTAGGGCTCTATCAGCCTGCCCCACTGCAGGCTGCTATTGAAGCACCAACACTCCCGCAACAACCGATGTATAGCGGCATGTCACAGGATGTTTTTAACTGGAACGCGCCTAACCCTGCACAGACCACGGCTCAAGCACCAGGGCTCTATGGCGGGATGCCACTGGATACATATGACTGGCAAGCGCCTTATGTTGTGCCGGATCCGTTGCCCGTGGGAATTGATACGCTGCCCACGGACACAGTCACGGGCGGCACTGGCACGGACACAACTACGGGCGGTACGGGCACGGATACAACAACCACGACGGTCGATCCGCGGCGCGCGGACATTGAGCAGTACTACCGTGACATCTTGAACCGTGAAGCGGACGTACCTGGTCTTGACTACTGGCTCAAGAGCGGTGAAACACCAGAGCAGATTAAGAGTAATATTGCATTGAATGAGCGTAATGCGGTGGAGCAATACTACCGTGATATCTTTGGTCGCGAAGCGGATCCAGAGGGTTTGAAGTACTGGACCGAGAGCAAGGATACGCTTGACCAGATCAGAGGCAATATGCAACTGATCAAGGAACGCGAAGCGGCCGCAGCGGATCTTGCTGCGGCACAAGCATCCTCTGGCAATCAGTTCATCACAACCAACTACGAATCCGGCGAAGGATATTGGACGCAAGGTGGGCCAAGCACCAGTTGGTATGCAGGCGATAGCGCTGGTGATGTTGGCGCTAACACCGGTCCGGATGCGGCCGCCTCCGCCGCCGCTGATGCCGCTGCCGCTGCCGAAGGTGCCACAGGTCAAGGCGAGGGAACTGGGGCGGAAGGTCCTGGAACTGAATAACTCAACAAGGTAACCAGACATGCCAATAGATAAAAGCGTCAACCCTGCTCCTCTGACGGTTGAGATAGAAACACCTGAGATGCCTGACATTGAAATCGTGCTAGAAGACGATGGCAGTGCGGTGGTGGAGATAGGCGAAGACGAGGATGTCGGGTTTTACGACAACCTTGCCGAGGTAATTGACGAGGGTGATCTTGCGCACATTGCCAATGAGTTGATGGCGATGTTCGAGGCGGACAAGTCGGGTCGTGGTGACTGGGAGCAGATGTACTCCAAGGGCCTTGATCTGTTGGGCTTGAAGATTGAAGAGCGCACCAAACCTTTCCGTGGTGCGGCGGGCGCGGTGCACCCCATGCTGACCGAGGCGATTGTGCAGTTCCAGTCTCAGGCCATGAAGGAATTGATGCCGGCGGGTGGTCCTGTTCGCACACAGATTGTAGGCAAAGAGACGTTAGACAAGTCGCAACAAGCCGCGCGCGTGCAAGACTTCATGAACTACCAGATTACCTCTGTCATGAAGGAGTACACGCCTGAGTTTGACCAGTTGTTGTTTTACTGTGGCTACGGCGGTTCGGCGTTTAAGAAGATTTATTATGACGAGCAGCTAGACCGCATGGTCAGCAAGCTCTGTTTGCCTGATGACGTGTACATCCCGTATTGGGGATCAAGCGTCATGAGCGAATGCCCACGGATCACGCACCGTATTGCGATGGACTCTAACGAGTTTCGCAAGCGCGTGGTATCCGGCGAGTACTTGGATACTTTTGTTTCGCCGGATACAAGTCTAGGCGTTAGTAATCAAATCCGTTATTCGGTGGATAAGCAGACGGGTGTCGTGGAATCTGGCTCTCCAGAAGAGATATTTCTGTTGGAGTTTCAGGTCAATTTGGACATTCCTGGGTTTGAAGACTTGGACGAGGATGATGAGCCCACGGGGATCAAGCTTCCTTATGTCGTCACGCTTGAAGAGGGCGGTGGTTCGGTAATTGCGGTTCGCAGAAACTGGTCCGAGGACGACGCAAAGTGTTGCCGGCGCGAGTACTTCGTGCATTACACGCTTGTCCAAGGCCTTGGCGCCTATGGCTTGGGCTTTGTTCACCTGATTGGTGGACTATCTAAGACAGCAACTGCTGCATTGCGCCAATTGTTGGATGCGGGTACTCTGTCTAACCTTCCTGCTGGATTCAAGGCCAAAGGCGCGCGGATCGCGGACGATGATCAGCCGATTCAGCCTGGTGAGTGGCGAGACATTGACGCCGGTGGCGCAGAACTCTCCCAATCCTTATTGCCCCTGCCGTACAAAGAGCCTTCACAAACTTTGATGACGTTGTTGGGCTTTACGGTTGAGGCGGGCAAGCGTCTGGCAAGTACTGCGGACATGCAAGTTGGCGATGGAAACCAGAATGCTGCGGTAGGAACCACGATTGCGCTCTTGGAGCGTGGTTCGATGGTGATGTCAGCGATTCATAAGCGCATGCATTATGCGCAGAAGATGGAATTTGAAATGCTTGCCCGTGGTTTTGGGGAGTATTTGCCTGCCGAGTACCCATATGACGTGCCTGGCGCATCACGGAGCATTAAAAAGCGTGATTTTGACAGCATGGTGGCGGTGCTTCCTGTTGCGGATCCCAATATTTTTTCGGCGGCGCAGCGCATCTCTCTTGCCCAGACGCAGTTGCAGTTGGCGCAAAGTGCGCCACAGATGCATAACATGTACGAAGCGTACTACAGGGTGTATGCCTCGCTCAATGTGCGGGATATTGACGGGATTTTGCGCCCTCAGAACTCACAACTGCCCAAGGACCCCGCGACAGAAAACGCGGATGTGTTGGACGGTATGCAGTTAAAGGCCTTTGCTGGCCAACAGCATGATGCGCACATTGCGTCGCACCTGATGATGGGGTTATCCCCGATTCTTGGTTCGCAACCCCTGTCTGCCATTGCACTTCAGAAGCACATTCTGGAGCATGTACGCATCAAGGCAGAAGAGGATGCGGAAGCGGAGTTGTTTATGCAGTACGGCAGTGATCCGAGTCGCATGATTTCTGACATACAGAAAGAGGGCATGATTGCGCTGAAGTGTGCGCAGTACATGCAGCAAGTGCGTGATCTGCAGAACCAGCTTTCTGGTTCGGGCGGCGGGCAGCCTGATCCTGTGGTCTTGCTCAAGGAGCAGGAACTCAAGCAGCGTGCGGAAAAGGATCAAGCGGATTTGGCCATTGACAAGGAACAGATTGCCGTGGACCGTGAGAAGTTAGCCTTGTCGCAGCAAGCCACGCAGATGCGGGTACAGACGCAGCAAAACATTGCCGATCAACGCGCAGAGGTAGCACGCGAGCGTGCTCAAATCCTGCAACAAGGTATGGAGCGACGAAATGCCCCTTAAAAAAGGTAAAAGCGATAAGGTAGTTAGTGGTAATATTTCGGAAATAGTGAGAGACTATGAAAAGTCTGGCACGATAGGTAAAAGCAAACCTGCTAGTAAAGGCAAAGCGGTCAAGCAAGCGATTGCTATTTCCTTGTCCACAGCGGGTCGGCCTAAAAAGATGAAGCAAGGTGGTGTGGTTCGCACCGTTAAGAAACGTGATGGCAATCAGCCTGTAAAAATTTACTAAGGAGCATTTTATGCCCAATAAGTCCCAAGTTCGTAAGCCTACTGCTGACCAGAAAAAAGATATGGAGCAGTCACGCCAAAAGCTTCAGCGCGCACATCGTGAAGAGCGTGACATAATCAGTCGGATTATGCCAACCATGAGCAAAGCGGCGCGTGATGAT